ATGTTGGGTAGACTTCCCAACGACGAACAAGCCCCTCGCGAAGCTATAATCGACAACGAACCATGTGAGGACTGCCAAGAGTCTATGTCCAAGGGTATAACACTGATCGGCGTGAGCGAAAAACCTGCGTCACCAAACCAATCACCAATGACTTACGAACCGCATGCCCTCTACTTCTCTGGCAAATGGTGTGTTATGTGTGAAGAGGCTGTACCTGATGCTTTCGACAAAACTTCCAAGGAAATAATCGATAGCATACTCATGGTTCGCAAGGCATTCGTTGACGACAAGATTGTCGCCGAACTTATCGAAACAAGCGAAGAATTAAACGAAGAATAACTATCACAGAGGGCGCAAGCAATTGCGCTTTCGATGATGTTTATTTTGACATCGTAACTTAAATCAACTATTACAGGAGTACCATTATGACGACTTTGACTTTAAACCAACCAGTTACCTTGCGTAACATACTCGACGACGACTTCGAGCCAAGCATTCCATCATTCATGGAGCACAGCTTTGGGCATGCGTCAATTCTAGTTCGCCACAAGGACGACCTTCACTTCACCGAGCAATGGTGTGAAGTTGGTGGCTACATTCACGGCGCAAACTCTGCCACCGATGTAGACCTTGAGGCATACAACCACGAGCACGACGTTGCTATGCTAGAGACCATTGACGAGTTACCCGAACCAATATCAGTTCATGACCAAGATGTTTGGCTTGAGTGCGTATCTGGTGAATATGATGCGTACGTATCTGAGTTTCAACACCACCAATATGGTGACGACGAACGGATGTACGGATGATATCTGAGTACAAACTTGAGAGTTGCATATCACTTGGATTTCGATGGCAAATCGACGCCCCAACGACGCTTTCACCAAACGAGGTAGAGCAGTTGATGGATGCGTTATCCAAGTATGCCGACCATCCGACCAATGACGACCTTCAGTCCATGTTATCGGACTACGGTAGTTATCTGGACGACCCTGACTATCTGGACTTAAAAGCCGATAGAGTCGACCTCTACAGAGCAATCGACTTACACCTAGAATGTGTACACCGTGAGGTGTTCACACAATCATTTGAAAAACCAACTAACGAAGAGGAGACTTAATGACATGATAAAAAACATAATCAAATCCGTAGACGAGCACGGCAACGAGGTTGAGATGCCAGAGATTGACCAACTGATACTCGATCAATTGCCTGACCTTATCAACAGGGCATTCAAGACATTTGTGAGTGACAACCTTGCAAAAATCACTGAACTTGCGGAGCAAGACGAGCAACCCAACCCTGAATTGATGGTTGTTGCCACGTATATAGGCCTTATCCAGATGGTATCTCTTGATGGCCTTCGCCCTGCTGACGAAGTCAAAGAAGTAGTTGATACTATCTTGGAAAAACTCAAGACTGAGTCAGAATGTATGCAATGCACTGACCTCGATGACATGGAAGAAAAGATTGCTGAGGCCAAGTTAAAAACATTCAAGACACAAGGAAATGCGTAATGAGAAACACGCACATACCAAAAGTTATTACTGACGCTGTCCTTGCTTACACAAGCTTAGACAACAGCGGTGTTTTAGCTGTCGATGAATTGCTAACCAACATGCTTGATAGATATAAGGACGAGATGAAAGACCAAGGTCACTCAAAAGACTTTATGGATGCGAGAAACTTTTCTGTTCAAATGACTCAGTTGTTTTGTGATGAAATAACCAAAGAGGAATTGGATATGATTGTAGAACTTCACTCTGATGGTGACCTAAAGAACGCGTACCAAGCACTCAAGGTTACCAATCACAAGCAGGCCAACAAATCCTTATCACCACATTCGCCTATCCCAAAGGTCAAGAAACCTTATTGGATAAAACTTGTGTCGAGTGTTGATTACACACACACCAATGCATTTGGCCTGAAAGGTAAGTTTTTATCGTTGGGTGACCTTCGCAGAGACAGGCCTGACATGGTTGTGGTGTGTACAAAGGACAAAGGCACGAGTATCTACTCGATACTCAAACGCAACAACAAAAATCGCTCGATGGTGCATTTTCCAAACAATGCACATACAGCATTGAGTATTGACGGTTACGGCATTCGTCTTTCCACTGATGACTATCATGAACTAACCGATGAGTTGATGATGCGGAATGTACATGCGACGGTTATATCATGAGACATCGAAGGTCGAGACAACGAGCACGTTACTATAAGCGAAAGATGCGTCGCCTTCTTCGAGCAAGGCGGACATCAAACACAACAAGAACTTTAATCAATTAAAACAAAAGGAATTATGAACATGACAACCAACGTAATTATCGCATCAGTACTTCAAGCAACTCACGTTATCGTAACAAAAGAACATGAGGATGATGGAAGTATTGAGGCACAATCTATGGCATGGGACAAGCGCGCCGTGGAAATCTTAAAAGAAATACCAACGAACGACCAAGTTGCGTTCGCTGACTACCTCGAGAAAGACAAGAACTACGACAAAGGAACAGTGACTGGTGCGGGTGCTGCCCTTGCAGTGATGCAAGATGGTGCGACCATTGGTGCTGACTTGTTTGAGGGTGAAATCTCTGGGTATTGTGATACACAAGAGATTGATACTGATATTGTCAATCGCATTGTGAATACTTTCCCATCCAACGTGGAGCAAGACACGGATGATGCACAAGACAGTGCTGATGGTGGTTCTGATACACCAAAAAATAAGTACAGTGTAAACGACAACATGAAGATGGCAATCAACTCCCTCCTCAATCCTGCCTCTGGAGGTACGATCACTGACATCGACGATATCCTTAATGAAAATGGTGCACTGGAGGAGGCTCTTGCGAAGACCAAGGCTGAACTGACCAAGGCATTGACCAAGGCACGCTCTGCCCCGATGGTAACAAAGGGCAAGTCAACGACATCACTTGGTGAGTTGACATTCGAGGTGGTTGAAAAGCCTGCGGGTGACCTATTCACATTCAAGGGTAAGAAACCTAAGAACTTTAACCTCGACATACCAACGCTTGTGTGGAAGGACGCCAAAGGCAATGAGGTTGAGCATCCTCATGTACCAGAGCGTGATGACAAGTATCAATTCTCACAACTGAACGTGTTGTTGTTCTTGACTGCGGTAACTCGTGGTATGAACTCATGGTTGTTTGGTCACACAGGAACAGGTAAGTCAACGTTTGTTGAGCAAGTCGCTAACCGTATTGGATGGCCTGTGACACGCATCAACTTGGACAGTGATATGGAACGTGCTGACTTGGTTGGGCAGATAGGACTTCGCGAAGAAAAGGGCGTGACTGTGTCCAAGTATGAGGAAGGTATCCTACCAACCGCAATGCAACAGCCAGGCTTTTTGTTGATGGACGAGATTGACGCAGGACGACCAGACATTTTGTTTGTGGTACAGCGTGCTCTTGAGAACAAGGGTTTGTTGTTGACCGAAGACAATGGTCGTGTTGTTGAACCGCATCCGTTGTTTAGGTTTACTGCGACTGCCAACACACGAGGAAGTGGTGACGAGTATGGTATGTATGCAGGGACAAAGACAATGAATGCCTCTATGGTTGACCGTTTCACGGCCTTCCTTGAGTTCGACTACCTTGATGTGAAGACAGAGCAGACATTGCTAACTGAAATGAATCCTGCCTTACCAGATACAATCGCAGAGAAGATGGCTAACTTTGCCAAAGAAATCCGTAGTGCGTTTGCCAAGGGTGAGGTTTACACAACGATATCCCCTCGTGGTTTAGGTGTGTTGGCTGATAGCTTTGTGACGTTCACTGGATTGGGTATCAAGGACAACCTTGCGCTTAACATGGCGATGGAAATGTCAACACTCAACAAGGTAACTGCTGATAACAAGCAGAAGTTCATTGAGATTGCGAGCCGTGTGTTCGGATTCAAGGTTAAGTAATGAACCAACATTGGGACAAGGGATACCAAGGCATTGAGTTTAATCTTTGCTTTGGTAAGCGAACCTGTTGGAAATCCACCATAAACAATCGTTGTTGCCAACTCTCTTTGGGTTGGGTGCAACTGAGTATTTATTTTTATGATAAAACCGCACTCATTTGTGATTATGTGAGGGCAGAAAGGGATAGTGATGGTAAGTAAAGTAACTTTGTGGGGCAAAATAGAGCAATCATTCTACCATTTTTGGTGGGGTGACAAAGCAAGTCGTACACTGCGCGTGAAGGTGACAGTGTCGCATGACAAAGCTAAGGGTTTGGATTGTGTGGATGTAGATGTGTTAGCGAGTGGCGCGATAGGGAATCTATCGAGCAAGCGAACACAAGTAGCACAGGAAATAATTGATAGGTTGACACCATCGATTGAACCTTTGGTTGATAAAGCAATGACTGACATGCAGAAGAAAGGCATGTTAGAGAAACGTAATTAAGAAACAATTAAACAAGAAAGAGAGTAAGATTATGAGTAAGATCTGTGTTTACACTGATGGGGTACTTTGTGGATGGTGAAACACTATCAACAAGTGCGTACTATGGGTTGCTTGCAGGTGGTTGTGTCTTGATATTGTGTATGGTGGCACGGCTTTGGGGTTACGCTAGTACGATGGGTAGTGAAGAGGCAACAGACAAGATTAAATATCGTGTGGTACGTCGAGTGTCTGAGTCGAGTGCTGATTTGATAGCCAAGATAGTTGAGAAATCCTCCGAGGAAATAAATGACTTGCGGGAGGTTATCGCTGAGAAAGACAAGCGCATTGAACAGCTTGATAAGTCATTGAAGGATGCGCTTGATAGGTATGTCGATGCGAGTGTTGCGACTGTAACCAAGAACGACCACAAGACTGATGCGAAGCCTGCCCCTAAGAAGAAGGGTCGCCCTGCTAAGAAAAAAGTAGAGAAGAAGGTAGGTAAATAATATGGGTGTGGCTGTATTGTATCCACCTCATGTGTTGCTACAACGCATACGAAAATGGGGTGACCTCAACAACCAAGAGCATAAGAGACTGTATGAGAAAGTGCAGGAGGCTTGTGACATGGGCGCTGAGATGGTGACTGTTGGGGGTGTTGACCTCGAACTATTAACGAACATGTATTTTAATTGAAAGGAATACGATAATGACTGAGAGAAAAGCTGTAACAATAGAGAGTATGGGTATCAAATGTGATGCACCAGAGTGTGACTATCATGATGCAAATGCTGTGTTCGATATTGATAATCCCGAGGAGTGGTTGGATAGGCCTTGTCCTAAGTGTGGAGCTAGCCTTCTGACACAGGAGGATTTGAATACAATCATAGCGTCACGAAAAATGATGGACGCAATCAATGAAATGGCTGAGCGTATGGGCTTAGTGCCAGATGACTCCGAAGTAGATGAATCTGACATGGTGGCTGTCACAATGGATTACAATGGGACGGGTAAGCCTGATGTGTCAGTAGAAATTAAGGAAGGAAATAAAGATAATGAAAAGTAATATCAAAACATTAAATCACACTGTGACTATGGATGATGCGAGTGCTGATGACGAGTTCATCACTGCGGCTGAGTTCGAGAACGCAACACGGACTGTTGTTCGGACGTTGGGAAATAATCATGACCTTGATGTTGTGTATGCAGGGGATGGGGCGAAGACTGATGGGAAGACTGTGTACTTGCCAGCGCAAGACCCCTCTAAGTTGATGACCAAAAAACAATATGCAGTTGGGCAGGGCTTTGCCAACCATGAGACGATGCACAACCTTTGTACTGATATGGATTTCTTTACCAGTGAATTGGATAGGTTCGATAAAGAGGGTAAGAAACTTGCGAAGATGTTCTCGAATGCTATTGAGGACGTGAGGATTGAAATGGCAGCGCGTGATCTTTACCCAGGTATGCCAAGCCAGATATCAAGTACGGCTGACTATGCAGCGAAGGCTTTCAATGATGATTACCTTGAGAGTGATGATGAATCACAGCGTGATATGATTAAGGACTTCAAGAGAGTTGGTCCTATTGCGGTGACGTGGAGGGGTAGACAACGCATGGGTTATGAGAGTCCATATATTGACAAATGTTTGGATGCGTTGAGTCCTGAAATGTTGCAACAGCTTGACAAGTGGATTGATATGGTTGAGGGACTTGAGACTGGAGCGAAAGCGCCAGGTGATTTTGACCAAGAGGAAAGCTTTAAGGGTTCGCGTCGTGTAACACAGTTGGCTGAGGCACTGGCGAGGGATGTTGAAGAGGTTGATGAAGAGGAGGAAGAGGAGCAGGATAACGGTCAAGGCGGAGGTCTTGGTGGTGATGGTTCTGCTGATGGTAGTGGGGGTGATGGAGGTGCGAACCATGGTGCGGGTGCGGGTGGTATGCCGACTGCTCCAGACCCACATGATGTCGATATGAATGAGGCTGTGACGCAGTTGATGCGCGAGGGTGATGACCCTAATCGTATGAGTGGAATACCATTGACGACTGAGTTTGATTCATGGGAGTTGAGGGATAATCCTAAGGCATACATGAATGAAAGTGATGGTCATGAGCATTACAGGCAGACACTAGCGCAGATACAGGGCAAGACTGCTGTGATGAAGAGGAAGTTGGAGCGTGCACTGCTGACGGCTAGTCAAGCAGAGTATGTGAGTGGGCAACGCAGTGGCAAGTTGGATGTCAGGAAGAGGGGTGTGAGTATCATGAATGGTCGCTCTAATGTCTATCGTAAGAAGATTGATGGGCAGGATATTGATACGGCTGTGTCGATATTGGTTGATGGTTCTGGAAGTATGCAGGGTTCACGGATGGCTTTGGCACAACAAGTTTGTATTGCGTTGGCTGAATGCTTTGAGAAAACCAACGTTGACTTGGAAGTGTTGGTTTTTACTGGTGACTTTGACCGCACGACTGACGATTACAATGATTACTATGATCGCTTGAGAGAGTTAGAGGATCAGGTTTCGCAGAATGGTAACACTGATATGTTCCATAGGACTACGCCGATTATGATGAGCGAGGTTAAGTCTTTTGATAGGTCAATAAGGGAATGTTATACGCAATTGGGTAACATTCATAAGTTGAGTCGGGGTAACACGCCTGATGGTGATGGTATTCTTAAGACGGCGACCAGATTGTTGAACAATAAGCGGAGCAAGAAGATTATGATGGTTCTTTGTGATGGTGGTAGTGGATATTGTACGCTCAATGGAATGCCAGAGACTCAGTATACGAAGGCCGCGATTGATTTCTGTACCACTAAGGGGATTACTATGGTTGGTATTGGGATACAGCATGATGGCGTTGAGAGATTGTATAAGAACAATGCGATTGTGAATGACTTGGCTGACCTCGATAAGAGTGTGATTGATAATGTTGCGCGTATGATATTGGGTGAGAGATTCAAGGTTGATAATGGTGACCTCGATGTAGTTTCGGGTAACTTCAAGAGACGTGCGTAGCACGGATGTTTATCGCGCCGAGAAAACCGCGCTTTAAAAATGCTGGCGTCATACCAAGGAGGTGGTTCAGGCTACTGCCTGGGCAGGGGCTGGCATTTTGGTTGCGTGTTGAGATGATACGCAAGCGCAAAGGAATAAGGAAACGAGATGATGAAGGTGTGAGGGGTATAGCCCTTGCGCTTTTTGAGAAAGAAAGGAAGTAGATTATGAGTATGACTAGAGTAGATAGAAGTATAAGCACTAATGGGCTGAGTGAGGTTTATGACCAACAAGTATGGGGGTGCTCACCGTTCTTACAAGCGCATAACATCCAAGATGCGGTTGGGTGTTGGGGCAAGACTGTTGGGGTTTGAGGCCAGTGGATTGGGGCATGAGTTTATCAAGAGAATGAGTAGGGAGTTTGATGCTAACGATAGGGTTGATAATAATCAAGTCTGTATCCACATGGAAAAAGAAGTTGACCTTGATAATGAGCACAACTACACGTACATACCGCAGGAAAGTCTTTGTTTTCAACAACAATATGCGGGACGTGAGAAGGTTTCGTTTTGGGGATTACCTACGGGGAGTATCTTGCCATTGAATAATGGGGGCTACTTGGTTGTTGAAGAGAGGCGCGTCAATCTTAGAGGTGAGAAACAACTCATGTGCTATGCAGGTAATGAGAAGGGTAAGGCTTTTCTTGAGAAGGATTGTGCTCCGTTAAAGACTGCAACCAATAGTAAGAGGGATAGCAATGAGTTTTTGTATAATTTGCCGAGTAATCTTTTGTTTCATGGCAATGTTAAGGTAAGGGTGGGGAAGATACAGTGTCCACCTATGAACCCATTTGATTTATATTTCGATACCAAGAATGACATCGAGGTTGTGAGGAATGCTAGTTATCCATGGCAAGATATTGAGTTCGTTGATTACGTTGGTAAGGATGGGCTTGGATTGAGTGGTAGTTACAATCATTCGCTTGGTGGAGGTGATGAAAAGCCTACCTACTATAGTGGGGCAGAGGATTTGGAAAGAGAATTGGAGGAGTTGTTTGGGTAGTTTGTTTTTGGTAACGCCTGTCAAATAAAATAAGGCGTTGACAATATGGATTGGCTGAGTAAGTATATTTAAACCAAGAAAAAATTAATGAGAAATTAATGAGAAAGTGAATAAGACAATGACAAATAATAAAGTAGATAAGAGTGTCCGCAATAGTATGGTGGACGATCTGTTGTCCGATGGTGATAAGCCAAAGGTTGAGGTGGCGAGTAACAATAAGGTGGCGTATCAGTCACAGACTAACACACGAAGTTCTAGGGGGGGTGGTCACTCGTATAATAAGCGAGGCTCATATCCTTCTCAGTATGCCAGTGATGGGGGTTATGCTAGTAGTGAGCCATATGATTGGGATAACGCACCAGAGAGGAAACCTCAGACGAATACGACCAGAAGGACAGGTGTTGGTAGTGCAATGAGGGATGAAGATGTTGCAAGAACTATGGCAGGGATAGTCAGGAGTGGGTTGCCTTTGCATGGTAATCTGTTGGTTAGACCAGACCAAGTGCAGACAATTGTTGATTGTATGATGTTGGATATTGGACGGTTGTTGGATGTCTCGGGATTATGTTGGGGCACTGAGGGGGTTCAAGGGTTGAAGGCAAGCCTACAGGTGTTGGTTGAAGAGAGTTTGTATTCTAGTCAGGGGCAACGATTGGTTGTTGAGGATGATGAATGGGACAGCGAGACAGGGGAGTTCATAGGGTAATGTTGAGGACAGATAAGGATGATGAAGAGTATAGGTTGAAGGCAAAGTATGCGTCAAGGCGTAAGCAAGACATGAAGAAGGCTCTTCTTAAGAGGCAGAGGAGGAAGGACACGCCTGCTATCACGCCACCACTCAATGAGTTGATTGATAGGTATGAGGATAAATTGATGGGGGAGCAGAAGTTAACCAAGGATACTGTGCTTAGGTTGGCTGTGTTTCGGGGAGCGCTTGGACACATACCAATTGACGAGATAACCAGTGAGGATGTCGATGTGTGGCAGAAGGCTCAGTATGAGAACATGAGTCCCAGTACCGCTAACAGGAATCTTGGAGTTCTTAGGACTATACTGAGGTACGGCGTCACGATTGGGTGGATGGGTACTGCACCAAAGATTAGGATGCGGAAAGTTTATGATGTGCGGATGAGCCATTTGGAATTGGATGAGATTGTTCCCGTTGTTGAATGGGTCAAAAACAATGGCAGTATATTGGAGGGGTTTGTTTTACTGCTGTTGATAGATACTGGTATGAGGATGGGTGAGGCACTCAATCTTAAGTGGGGTGATCTGGAGGAGGATTGGATACGCGTTAAGAGGAAAGGTATGGCGCACAAATTTACCAAGACACGGGAGAGGATGATACCAACGAGTCCACGGTTGTTGAAGTACATGAAGGTGAATGGGATTGTTCCTTATGATGATGATGATTTCAATACGCTGATCATTAAGAGTCGATGGAATAAGACTGGTAAGTATCTGACGTCAAGGCTGAACATGCTGATACGCAGGGCTGTTAAAGAGTTGGGGTGTCGGTGTGGTGAGGATATTAGGGTGCATGATATGAGACATACATTTGCCTTTATGTGCGCTAGTGCAGGGGCTGACCTGGCAGACTTAAGGGACTTGTTGGGGCATACCACATTGGCTATGTCTCTGAGGTATAGGGGGTTCATCAAGACGAGGGCTGCGGATATTATTCGGAGCGCTACGGCTGAGGCTAGGGTGAAGGATAATGAGTTTATTGAGGAAGTAGAGGGGGAATAGGATGGAGTTGTTGGGATTGTACTTGATAATTGGAATGGTTTTTGCGGGTATGGGACTTGCTAAGACGGATGTAAGTATGAAAGACATGGCGAAGGAGTTGCCATTTATGCTTGTGTTCTTGTTGCTGATTTCTGTGCTGTGGCCTGTGGCTGTAGGTGTGAGTATCATGCAGAGGAAAAATAAAGGGGGCGATGATGGGTGCTAGGTATGAGATTAAGATGATTAATAAGGATGGTGTTTGGTACTACGCTAATCTTATTGGGGATGATGGTGAATGGTTGGGATGTACTGAGTTGTGTAGGAGTGTTGATGCTGTTCACAATTCGGTTTACTCAATGCAAAATGCAGTGGGTGTTCGGGGGCGGTTCGAGATTAGGACTGGCAAGAGGACGTTCGATGATGTCGGGAAGTACGGAATTGTTAAGGCGGGCAATGGTCTTGAGATGTTTAGGACTGATTGGGCAAAGACAGAGGAAGAAGTTGAGGAGGTGTTTAGGAAGATACGGATGTGTGGTTCGACCATGGATGTGGTTGAGGTGTATGAGGGACAGGTTAACGATGAAGAAAATGAAACAAATAATGACAATGAAAAGGAAAAGGAAAATGACAATGAATAATGACGATGATACGATGGAATATGAAGATGGGTTCACACACATAAGCAAGATTATAGATGACGCTTGGCCTAGTATTGGGGGTGATGTGGAAGTGTTGAATGAAAAGCAAGCAAGACGAAGGGATGGTGAACACGTGAGCAAGGGGAATGATGGGAAGATAACTTATGATTTAAGGCCAGAGATTGACAAGACTAAGGTGTTAATGCGGAAAGGATTGGGTCGTGATAAGGCTAATCTGGTGAGTTTATTGATTGAAATGCGGGGACGGATGATTGACCTCAGGAAGTTGAGTAGAGATGGGGGCGTGATTGGGGAAATTGATGCGCTTGAGCATGAGATAAGCGATACGATTGAGTATGTATACCAGTTACAAGAGAGTGAGAATGGCGGGCCACGCGGTGGTGGGGGAGGTAGAGCAGCGTAAGGATGGGCTGATGAATGAATGATTGATTAAACTATACTAAACTACATTAAACTATTACAAACTATTAAGAGAAAGATAATTTACTATGAAAAAATTTAACAAGACACACAAGAAGGTTAGCGAAAAGAAGATGGATGCGAGTAAGGAAAACAAGAATAAGACATTGATGGGTTTGATTGATGCGCTTGTTGAGAAGGGTGATAAGAGCGAATTGTTGGTCATGATGAAGACGGGTAAGGAAAACATGTGCACGTCCATTGGGAGTAATGTTGACATGATGGGGATGTTGAGTGGATATCTGGACAATCATGAGGACTTGGCTAAGGCGTTGGCGCTAAGGACTTTGGTTGAGATGGATAAGGAAGAGTTCGATGAATTTGTTAACATCATGGACACAATGTCCAAGCTCAGAGAGGGGATGGGTAGAAGTCTTGGGGGTGCGCCGAAGAGTAAAGCAACGGGTAAGCCTATGACCAATGAAGAAATGCTGGCAGACCTCAAGTCTATGGCTCAACATGGGAAGGCAAAGCTGAGTGGAACGATTGAAGAGTTGGATGAAGAACAGGCTGATGCTGTGAAAAAGATGATGGGAAAGTGGGGGTAAAAATATGAACTTTTTAGGAGGAGTGTTGGTGTTGGGTTTCTTTCTTTGTGCCGCTATTGGATTTAGTGTGACAACGCAAAGGGTGGCAGGGGAACTCATATGTGAGAAGGAACACAATGTAAATGATTGTGAAGTTGTGGTGGAGTATGTGCCATTGACTAATGATGTGTTAGTAGAGAGAAAAGCAAAGGAAGATTAATATGAAAGTTGAAACAAATAAGGGCAAAACTAAGGGCGCGGTTAAGCGCAAGAAAATGACGGCGAGTGAGAGGCTGGACAAGCTTGAGAAAAAGATTGAGAAGGATGGGGAGTGCATAAAAAAGCTGAGTAAGGCACTTGGGTTTGTTGCTAAGAGTATTAAGCACAACCAAGGGATAGTGGATAGAAGTTCTTGTGAGGTTATTATTTGTAGTTCGGGGTATGCGTATGTTAAGTACAAGGAATTGAAGATTTATAGTTCTATTTATAGGGATACAGGCGATCAGTTTGAGGTGGTCAATGAGACCAGATACTTTGGATGTGGATGGTCGAGTAGAAGGAAGGCTATCGCTTTTGCCAAGGAATACTTTGAGGAGTATAGCGTTGTTGAGAAACATACGACAAGTTGATTAAGTTTTGGGTGGGGTTAGATACCCCACCTGCTGCATAGGTCGTTCATGAGTTGGTCGGGAGTGATGTCCGTTGAGGCAAAGGTGGCGTGAGAGAGCCACTGTTCTGCGTGTAGGATTTCACGACCAGAAGTTATGAGGCGAGTTGTGTCTATGTAGTCGTCGTCGATGTCCATGTCGAACTCTGAGTACGCGTAGTTGGAGGACTTAAGCCAACCATCCATGACGCCATTGCGGTAGGCTAGGATGTAGGCAACGCGCTCACCTCGGTAATCGATGGTGCTGTTACCAACTATCTCTGATGATACTCCACCTTCGCCTGCATACCAACGGATTTGTCCTGATGAACCAAGCATTACGAAACGCTTGTCACTTTGCACAAGTTCGCCAGTTGAGAAGTACGCGATGTCTCTGTTACCACCGTTCTCGGCTGCGGTTGTCTCGAATACGCCATACATGATGCAGTTGGCAGGGATGTTAGCGTTGGCTATGAGGCGAGTGTTTGTTGATTCAGTGAAGTTCATGCCACCACGACCATCGAAAGCTGTGGGGTCGTAGGTTGGGAGGAATGCATCGTCGTCACCGTAGTCGCGGAACGGTACGCCACGACGACCGTAGATTTCTTCGACTTCGTTGGGGGTGGCTGTGTAGAGTTTGGCTGAGGTGTTCGCACGGAACCCAACTTCGATGTCGGGGAAGTTAGCGGCAAGGTCTTGGTTGGCAGGGCGGACGTAGTCCTGGACTTGGCCTAAGTCTACTGTTAGGTCGCCTGAGCCAGTGGCATCGCCATCGAAGTAGACGTAGATGTAGGGGACAAAGCGGGTTGTGTCATTCTCAACGATGGGGATAGGGGGCGTTCGGAGGAGGCGAGGCTCAACGAAACCATCGGAAGGGAAGTGAGTGTCTTTGTAGTCGTCCCACATGTCGTAGGAGTTGATGTCTGACGTGCCGTCGCGACGGAAACGTAAGGATATTTCGCGCCATCCTGACCAGTCAGATGCTTGGATTCGGGCGAAGAACTCGTAGAGTTTTGAGGGGTCGAGGTCTGTGTCAAGCTGGGGTAGTTGGATGCGGACACCCTCTTGACCAGCAACACCGCTGGGAGTTAGTGAGATTGTTAGGGATGGGTCGTTGGCTACGCAGGTTATTGTGGGCATGTGCCCTGCTTCGCTGTCGTTTACGATAGAGTAATTGTCTGGGGCTGTACCAGTTACGGGTAAGGTTACACTGCCTGATGTTCCTGAAAGGGTTGGGTTCAAAGTAAGGGAGGTTTTGAGGGGGTTTAGAGAGCCTTTGATTTTAATTTTTTCTATGTAAGATTTGTACACTGCGTACGCACCAGTCGAGAAATAGTGGACAGCGTCCACAATGAATGATGGATATGGGCGTTGGGTTGCAGGGTCAGTGAAATAAATGTTTGGGTCAATCCAGTTTGGGTAGTTGGCTTTAATCCACTCATTTACGGCGAGCATTTTCTCGAGGACTGTTTGTGACCAAGCACCTGAACCACTGGCTGAGCGCATAGGTATGAGTTCGATGATGAGTTGGAGGTTGTTGGAGGTGGCCTTAGCGTATAGGGTAGCAAGCTTTGATATGATTGATTCGTAGGTTAGGGTACTGTCGTTTGTCCCTGCGGCAATGATCACTGTGTCGAAACCAGAGGTGACGATATCGCTCTCAAAGCGGTTTGTTATTTCGGTTATGTTGTTTCCGCCGATACCAAAATTGTGGAGTTCTATTTGTTGGCCTAAGCCAGAACGTAGCCAAGAGCTTACACCTCGGTCGGAGAATCCTCGGTGGACGCTTTCCTCGTGAGAAGTTTTGGTCGTTCGTGAAGGGGGCGGCGAAGGTCATTGGGGAAAGTCCTTGGGTTATTCTTGTGTTCCGTTTACCTCGAAGTCGATTGAGGTTGCTGTTCCCATAGAGGAAACGTTTAGGCGGGTGGCAACGCAACCAGCATTTGAGGAATAGGCAACACCGTCTTCGATGGCGTCTTGGATTGTGTACCAGTTACCATTATTTACAAGCTGGACTTCGACGGAGGCAACATAGTCGTCGGCTGTTCCTGTTGTTCCAAAACCCATGATAGAATTTACTGAGAAAGTGAGGGGGTCTGATGTACCTGTTGTTGTGATGTTGGATGATTTTTGCATGATTGTTTTCCTTTTGTTACGGGTATTATGTAAGGGTTGGAGGGGTAGCGTCAACCTCAAAAGAAAATACTTGCAAGGATTAGGGGAATGAGGGAAGGTGGTTGGGTAAGTTTAATAAAATTTAATTAACAATGAAGGAGAATTAAGATGGAATGGTTACAAAAATTACTGTTGGGCACAACGCTGAGTGAAGTTAAGGCGGAGGTTAGGAAGGTTGAGAATAAGTTGGAGGCGGCGCGCAAGGCTCACAATGTTGAGTGTGCTTCTTACAAGAAAGAGATTGAGCAGAAGTCGAGAGAGTTTGATTTACAGCAGAATCTTAAGGAACAGATTAAGGAGCAGGCTAATTCTAGGGTTGCTGAGGTTAAGGCTGAGTTGGCTAAGGTTAAGAGGGATAGCAAGCTTGAGATTAAGAATGTTAACTTTGAATTGAATGTTGCGAGGTCTGTCGTTGTTGATCGCGATGATGAAATCAAGGGGCTTAAGGCTAAGGTTGAGGAACTCAATGCTGATGTCCAGATGTTGGAGAGTGAGTTAGAATCGAGTGATGATGTCATTGCTAACCTTAATGACATGCTAAATCCACCGAAGGATAAGCCAGAGGTTAAGGTTAAAGTTGCTAAGGCAACTGCTGTGGGTGACAAGCCGAAGGTGGTTAAAGGTAAGGGAAAGAAGGCTAAGTAATGGATACACTTAAAGTCGATGACCTTGATGACGTTACTAAGGAGCAGATGGAGCACTACATAAAGAGTGTTGATGTTGCTATTGAGAGTGTTGAGGCCATGCTTGATGGTATGAGGCCAGACTATGATAGAGTACAGGAAGAGGGTGGTAGTCAAGACGACATTGATATGACTGCCATGTATGACGTGTTCTCTATTCTCTTGGGTTGCGCTAAGGCCAATCGGGAGGGTATGGTTATCGTTATGGAAGAGAAGGGAATGTCTACTGGAGTTGTTCAGGGGACGGACGCTAAAGAAAAGGATGAGAAGGAGTAGAGTTATGGATGGATTGCCTAAGCTTGGTGCAGAGAGTGATGATAAGATAGAACCACAATACAAGAAGATTGGGGAGAATATAGCTCGGGCTAGGGAGGCTCGAGGCATAAGTCAGGCTGAGCTTGGGCAAGAGATTGGTAAGGGTGCGAGTTCGATTGCTGAGATTGAAGGGGGAACACAGAGAATTTTGGTTCACGATATTGATGCTATTGCTAAGGGGTTGAGTATCATGCCAAGAAGTTTGATGGTGGGTCTCTGGTATTAATAATGATAGAGGATGGTGACTTCACAAAGTTTCCGCACAAGGTAAGGCTGGGGAATACGAAAGGATTAAAGTCTTTTAATAGTATTGAAAGGTTTTACTCGAATGCCGTTAATTTTGTTGCTTGATACTGTTATGAATAGGGAAGGTATCACTGATAAAAGGTTGGAGAATGCCCTTGGTGTTGGTAAGGGACGGGTTAAGGAGTGGCGTAAGCACAAGCAGTTGTTTAATACTGTTCACCTTATACGACAGGCACTGTGGTTATGTGGTTATGAGTTGACCATGGGGGTTACGAAGAGAGCGAACGCGTCTAGCCAGTTAGCTTTGTTTCGTAGGGATATAATGGAGAAGGCTGCACAAAAAATATTTAATGTTAGGGAAGGTGAATGGAAAAGGCGGAAGATGTGGAACGTCTTGGACATGAGTGATTTGCCAGAAGAGCTTGAGGGTGAGACTGATATTGATCTTTCGGAGAAGTGGAAAAATATATTTGACGATGATGGGGAATGATGTATTCTTTTTGAGTGAGGGGACATCAAGTGATATCGGAACACATCGGGATTGCTGTGAATGTTTCGCCGAAGTAATAGGCAGGCGCAGTCAGCGCGCAGTTGACAAGCAGTAGTTGTGGTAAGTAGCGTTACCGCCTTTCGCACTTTATAAGTTGAGTAAGTTAATAAGAGAGTGAGTTGAGTATGGGTAAAAAATCAGACAAGGCAATGGCAAGGACGGCGCAGAAGTATCAGAATGTTGGCGCTCAAAGTTTAAAAATGGCAAAAATGGCAGAAGATAGCATGCAGGATCACTCCAGTATGTGGCAAACTGTGCCTGTTGAGGATACGTATCTTCTGATGGAGATAGATAAACAAAAATCAGTTATCAGTTCGTTAAAGTCTAAGCTGGATTCTCACATGAGATTTCAAGAGCAGTTAACCAATAATATTACTGGTCTTAAAGAAGAGTTGAGGGTGAGTAAGAATGTCAAGCAGAGCCTAGTAATGAATCTCAAGTTGTTGATTTCTTGAGGAGTATTGATAATGTCATTGATGAGCTTGAGGTCAATGTAGGAAAATTGATTTCTAAGACAGACCCAATAACAAGAGAGATGAGATATGACAGTACAGTTCCTTCATTGGATACTGAGACGAAAGTGGGGGCTAACCTGTCTAAAAAGTTGGAGAGATTAACAGGGATAAATGAATTGGTTTGTTTGCTTGAGAGGGCAATCGACTTATAAGAATTGGAGAGTAGAGCACAAGGGAAGTAGTTCAGTCAGGTAGAACAACCGTTGCCAATCCTATTTATGGCGCGACAAGGTCGTTGGTTCAAATCCAACCTTTCCGAGTAATCAAAATCTAATACGCGATACATGCCTAACAAATGTCTATGATTGACTGCGCGTTAAATCAGCAATTGTTAGTCACAAGTTGTATGACTTCCGTGAGAGAGCGGTCACTAATAACTAAAGAAGGATAGAGTAATGAGTAACGAAAAAATATACGGCAACCTAAAGTTTTTTAAATTTGATAAGGGCTATGGGTTCATCACAGTTCTTGGTGAAAATAGGGATGTGTTTGTCCATGCAAAAGACTTGAAGAACTCGGGTATTCCTGTGGTGGAGAGTGATCTTCCTAATGGAACTCCATTTGTTTTTGAAGAGATCGATAATAATGGTAGGTCAATGGCATCAAATTTGGAGATTGATAATGGACAAGTTGATTGAGGAAGAAGATAACCTTCTTAAGGAAAAAGGACTCATTGTCGAGAAGATGATGAAGATTGATAACTGGTTGAGAAACAATAAGGGAAGAAGTGATCAAGAGTTTATTGTTAGGGAAAGACCCATGGCAGTAAACACAAAGATAGAATTAGTTGATAAGGTTAAGGTAATTAACATTGCACTTCGAGAACTAAGGAAGATAGATATAAAACAAGGAGAGGAGTCCATTGCATCTATGAGTAGTAAAGTAAGTAACTACTTAGTTAGTTCTGGAACTAATGGATTTACTTGTAGTGATCACGCTGTTCTTAGGTACATAGAAAGAGTCCATGGTATAGATGTGGGAAAGTTAAGGGCGCACATCGAAAGAAAAGTAAACTCATCTAAGTTGTCTAGTACTCATGTGGGTACACAGGTAGAAAAGAGGACGTGTAAAAGAGAGAAAGTTTGTTACATTGTTAACAAGTACAATGGCAAAGTGATTACCTGTCACAGTAACTTACCAAAATATTAGAAGAGTAAGGCTTGGCTGTCTCCACCCTCTTTATTTTTTACCCCATCCTTTGATGATAGCTTATAGCCAAGGTTTAGAAGGTATCCTTCGTATATCTCTATGAAGTCCTTCAAACGCATAACACAAAGGCTGTCCTCAAGTGTCTGTCTATTTTTTCTATTGATGACGACAGGCCTATCGACGCCACCATTTTTTACAGAGCCACGCTCAGCTTGTTCGATTGCACCACGGACATCAAAACGTTCTGTTCTTTTTGCTTCAACCCATAAGCCTGGCGTACCAGTCAAGTCAGCAGAGCCAACACCATCATGCACAGAGAATGATCCAGACATTGGAGTTCTGTAGATGGCGGGGACTGGAAGTCTTCCGAATAGACGATCGTTCATATACTCTGCAAGCTCTCGCTCATACTTATCGCCTTTATTCTTTTGAGGGTTAGCCATGTCACATGTCCTTTCTAGTACATGAGGGAATCAACATCTGTTCCCTGTAATTCTTTATCAATTTTACCACGGCAAGGGTCACAATAATACAACCACTTAGGCCTTTCTTTGTCGCAACCACAGTTCATGCACGGCCTTACCCAAGTCACAACATCATCAAGTTCTCGCGCTGTCATATGTTTTGCTTGGAGAGCGGGGAGTATATCGTAACGATCAAGAAGTCTTTTTATTGTGTCGATGTGGTATCCAAAATGGGCTGACATTTTTAGGAAGGACATTCGCCTTTCGTATGCGTTACGCAACCACCTCACCTCTTCGTCCGTCAATTCTATGCGGTTGTTTCCCTTCATACATAAAGTGTTCCCCATCCGTAAAGAATGTTATCTCAGATGACATTCATAGCGGTAGAGTTATTTTTAGGTTACCTTATTGATTGTGCAATCGCGCTCCCCTTGTCGGGGGCGCGTTCCTTTCGTAATGTTCTTTGAGGTTTTCGCTTTAGTAAAGTTACTTCAACTTAAGTTACACTTGCGTCTAAATTTTTTGGGGTAATTTACGTCAAAAGAAAACCCTCCGAAGAGGGTTAAACTAATCTAAATACCTAACCACTTATTAATGGTATCGAGCGGTATATACAACTGCCTTGATATTTCATTGGGCGATAATCCACCAGCGTATTTGTGAACTGCATCCTCTCGAGGAGAGGGTAACCAAACAACAGATGGTTCTCCTGTGTCAATGTTCTCCGACCAACATATGTACGTAGTGTTGTGGAGGTCTGTCTCTTCTCGAACCTTACCGAACGATACCTGAGTGATCATTCTAATTCTCGTGCTGTCATGTGTTTGAGCATGCTTAAACTTCTCATCGAAGTAATGGAAGGGCGTGTACACATTATTATTTCTGGTGAATGAACAGTCCTCATCACAAAGACCTGCCTTAGTTTTCGCTATGTCCTTATCTTGGTAGACCTGTGTAATGATTATCTGTGTGTCCAAGTCAGTAAGCTGTGCAGTTGAACCCGCCTCCCTACCTAACCCACTTTCGCCAGGCTTATTTCTATGGTGAACCAGTATGACTGTCGCGTTATATTTATCTCTGATAATTTTCGATACCCTGTTAACATGATACCAATCTTGTGGTGAGTTCTCATCCATACCACCAAAAGCATTACGAACTGTATCAACAACAACAACATCAGGTTTAACTAATTCCAACCAAGACTCTAGTGTCGCAAGCCCATCAGCTTCTCTTAGATTCATCTGACCTCCTTGTTCTGAAGGTATGATGGCAGGAGACCATATAGCCAAGTTGTTTGCAGGATCAGCATGTTGCTCCATAAAATTTGAGAATCGGTTTAGAACTGTTCTTGCTGGATTATCGAAATCAAGATAGAGACACTTGACTGGTTTGTTAATAAAGTAAGGACCAAATTGTGGCCTGTTAGAAGCGAGTGCTGTTATCATTGAGCCTGTAAAGAATGACTTGCCATGACCATTATATCCAACCACTTGTATGATAGATCGTGATGGTATGATAGGGTCAACGTGATATTCCACATCACCAAGTCCATCGAGTATCCTTTGGAAGTCTTGGCTGTATATAGGTTTCAAAGTTACATCAGACTTATCACTCTTCTCTTCTGTCTTATCTTCTTTAATTCTCTCCTTTGTTTGAGGATCATAATCCTCTGGATGAGAGCGCCTGTCCATATCCATAGCTGATCGCATCTTTGTCTTCAACCAACGCTCAAGAGCTGTAGGCGTACCATTGTAATCGAAAAATTCAGAATGAAACTCGACAAGATTATCCCAAAGTTCTTGACCATCTAGTCCTCTGCGAACCATCTGTCCTGCATAACGAATCATCCAATCATCTGTCGCGTCTCCGCAATCTGGTCCGACAAGCTTACGATCCAAGAACTCTGTCCTCTCTCTTACTTGGTCTCGAACATCCTTCATTGAATTACCAAGAGGTATGTTCTCAAGCGATAGTGTTGCAAGATCGAACCCTTCTGAAACATCCAAGTCATCAGCATCACCAGACCATACAGGCATGTCCTCTATGAAATCTAATCCACCAGACACATCCCAAGAGTATTCATGCTTGATAGTTAGGTCAGGATTAATGTTGAGTGACGGTGGCGCAACCACGTAACCTCCGTCTCCTCGGAAGTCTAATCCAGGGCAATCGTACCAAGTTCCTGCTGGTCTAGTGCCGACTTTGTTTTGGTAGCGACGTCCGTTGTTTGGGTGCTTAAAATAATAGTGACATCCACGAGATGTCCTTACAGAGATAGGTGATGTTAAGTGGTTATCTTTAGCGAACTGAACTGCATGCGGTGTATCACAGTCGACTACAACAAATCCACTTATTGCTCCAGTGACGAGAGCAAGATTAAAAAACTTATCTCTACCATACTCTTCGCCTGTATCGGCGTCAGTCTTTGGCGCGCCATTAACACGCCAGTCCTCTATCTCTTCGTATGAAGGAACTTCGGTTTGAAATCTCTTCCACTTTGCTAGTGGCCTCTTGCTGTCAATAGACAAAGGGTAGCAACTCCATCCATTGTCTGTGTATTCTTGTGCGACATCCGCCATCACTTCATTATAGTCTTGTGGGAGTGTATCCATAAAAAAACCTTAATCGTAATCGTATTAATATTGGTGGTAATATGATGCACGTTCATTTGAAAAAAGAAAGAAATTTTTTTTATTTTTATCATTGCATATCAAAATCAAATGGTGAATGATGGTTTCACAATTAATTAAACGGAGACTAAGAATGGGAATTGATGCACAAGAACTTGATTCTGTGCTCGGGATTGATAATCCAGACGCAGACATTACACCAGAACAAGAGCTAGACAAGATTGCAGAGAGTTTACTTGAAGTAAATGAGCGGCTTGAACAACTCAAATCACTTAAGGTTTCATTAGAAGATAAGATATGGACACTTACACCAGAAGAGGTTGGTGAGTTTGCTGTTGAGGGTGACGAATTTATGTTCACCGTTAAGCGTAATGAGAAGTGGACTTGGGATAGCGATGTTATTAAAAGCAAATTGGTGACTACACCAACACCTGACTTTGTTAACGCTAAGTTTTCCATCAACAAAAAGAAATTTCTTGCAGAAGATCAGGCTGTTCAAGCTGACTTTTTGGATGCGCTTACGAAGTCACCGAGTACCGCTAAAGTTACACCACTAAGAAAGGCATAAAATGATTAAACCATTGAACACTGCCGACCACACAACCGCGTACAACAAAGTATTGTTATATGCTATGCATGGTTGGGGCAAAACTACTCAGGCCAAATACTACAAGGAGGCCTACGGTAACGGATTAATCATTAGTGGTGAGAGTGGGCTTGCGTCAGTTCGCAGTGATGGGATTGACTATGTTCGCTTTACTGCTTGGGATAACGAGAACCCAAACGCAACCAAGGGGGATGATGATCACTCATTCACAGATATAACCAAGTGGATAATGTCCGACGATTTTAAATCGAAAGATTATAAATGGATTATGATCGATTCATTGACTGAACTGTCTGACCACGCAATGAAGTGGGCTGAGTCTGAGGCAAACAAGAAAGAAAATCTAAATCGTGAGGGCAAGGTTAATGCCTTTATGATATGGGACTTGTACGGCACACGAATGATCGGAGCTTGTAAATTTATACGAGACTTACCAATGCACGTTGTTGTGACTGCTCTTGCCAAAGAGGGCGAAGACGATAACGGTAATGCAGACAACTGGCCTATGGTTAAAGGTCAGCAAGTTCAAAAACAATTAGCAGGAATTTTTGACTGTGTCTTCTGTGGTATTAAGCGACCAGAGCAAGACCTTCAAAACCCAACAGCGCCACCACGCATTGTTCATTACATCATAGCAGATGAATATAAAGGTTGGCACGGTAAGGCGCGCGATGAAAAGCGTAGACTTAGAGCTGTTGAAAAAGAATCCAACATAGCTGTTCTCTTAGGGAGAATGGGTATGAGCGATGAAGACTATGAACAATACTTAAAAACTAAAGGAGAAAACAAATGACATTTAATATGAACGAACTTAGCTTGGCTAATGTTGAGATGAAGAACGTACAGCGTAAGCTTAAGGCTGGTCAGTATGTGTGTAAGGTAACTGATGCAAAGCTACAGGCAACAAAAGCAAAGAATGGGAGCATGATTATTTTGGTTTCATTTGAGGACTTGAAGAGTGGTGACACAATTGACACCTCCTTGAATGTTCACAACGTGACATCTAAGCAAGCAACTCAGATTGGTCGTGAGCAACTTAAGAAGCTGTGCGTCTATGGTGGTCACCCGACACCAGACAGTCTTCTGTGACCCTTATGAGGTTGATTCTGTTGCATATCCTGAGCCACGACCGCTTCCTAAAGCTCCATCTAATGACATGCCTAACGACGATATACCGTTCTAAGGATGTGATGTGAATGGGTCGCTATCATCAGCCATTGATACGGCATACGAAAACGAAAAGCCGAGAGACTATCGTAGTTCGCGTGTCGGTGCATCGATAGCGGGTAATCCATGTACTGCTTTCCTTGCGATGGCTTTACGTGGATTCCCTGAGCATCCCCCAACCCCGAGACTAAAAAGAATTTTTGGAGCTGGTCACCACATTGAGGATGTTGTTGTTCATGATTAGCATACAACAAAAACACTTGCGAATATTGGGACGAGTTAATCGAATATAATCCCATAGATTACAGCGCATTGATTATAAATGTTGAGAAGGCTATATATGGTCAGGAAGAAAAGGTCGGAGAAGACCCACAGGATTGGAGATGTAAAGACTGTTGGAAAAAAGATTGGTGTTGGGGTAATGATCCTCTACCAATGGATATGAGAACATGTCAGAATAGCTACATAGATGAACACACGGGAAAGTGGGAGTGTAAAAACGGATGCGTTGGAACGTGCCAGAGTTGGATAAGGTACAGACCACCAGAAAAAG